TTTGGGTTAATGGGCGAGCAACTATCTAACTTAGACTTTGAGGGACTTTCTCAATCACTCAACTTAGTTACAAACAACATAAAAAGAATTGACACTAAAGCATTAGGAGATGGCTTAAAAGCTGCTTTTAATGCTGGTGTTGCAGGAGTTAAGGCATTAGGAAAAGCTGTTTTAGCTAATCCTATTTTACTACTTGTAGCCGCTATATTATCTGTTATTGTTTATTGGAAAGAGCTTTCTGATTTAGTGACAGGTCAAGGTAAGATGAAGGCTGAATTAGAAGGTCAAGTTACAGCTTATGAAAATCAGGCCAAGCAATTAGAGCGCATTAATAACTTGGCTAAAATTCAAAGTAAAGATGCAGGTCAAATTCTTAAAAGCGAGTTATTCATTTTAGAAGTTAAAAAACAACAAGCTTTAGCAGCTTATAGATTGGCATTACTTGAAGGAGATGCAGCTAAAATATCTGAACAGCGTAATGCTTTAGATGATGCCAATATGGCTATTATGCTACGTAGAGAGCAAAGCGCCAAAAGCATAAACGATTATTATAACAATGCTTTACAAAGTTCTGAACAGCAGTTAAATAGTGATGCAGATAAGCAAAGAATTAATGATGAAATAAATAGCAAAATGAGCGAGGCTATGTCTTTGCAAATTTCGCTCACTCAAGAAATACAAAAACAACAGTTATTATTAGAGCAGCAAAGAAAAATGCCTAATATACTTGGTGATCCCAGGGCAACCGAGCAAGAAATTCGAAGATTGACAGATGAGAGAAAGGGATATACTAAACAGGTTTTTTATTTAGATGAGGAATTCAGAAAACAGCAATTAGATGCATTAGATAAAGCGGAAAGAGATAGATTAAAAGCATTAAATGATGCTCATCAAAATGAGATTAAAGCAAGAAGAGAATTTGAGCTTCAGCTTAGAAATGAAATATTTAAAACCACAGCAACACAAGATGAATATGAAATAGAAATTCTTGAGCAGCAGTACGTTAAAAAGAAAGAAGAGGCTAAGAAAAATAAAGCTGATTTATTACTTGTAGAAGAATGGTATACTAATGCACTTTCTGAATTATTGCTTACTCAATCTGATAGACAATATCAAATAGAGCAAGAAAAGAACAAGAAGTTATTAGATAAAAAGAAAGAAGCTCACGATAAAGAACAAGAGCTGGCTACTGCTTATAATGATAGAAGAAATGCGATTGATGACGAATTAGCCAACGCTCAATTATCAGCACAAGATTTAGAGTTGCAACAAGTAAGAAGTCATTATTTAGCATTAATAGCAGAGGCTGAATATTTTGGCAGAGATTCATCTATCTTAAAAGAAAAACAAGCAAAAGCTGAATTAGATATAACTAAAAAATATGCTGAAGCTGAGGCGCAGTTAAAAGTAGATACTGTCGCTCAAGGATTACAAGCTTTAACATCACTTAACGAGAGCTTCACTGCACGCACTGAAAAGACTGCTAAGAGACAGTTCAACGTAAACAAGGCTCTTAATATGGCAATGTCTTTAATAGACACTTATTCAGCCATTGTTAAAGCACTTAACTCACCTGAGACAGTTCCAACTTCAGTTAAGATAGCGCAAGCCGTAGCAGTGGGTGTAATGGGATTTGCTAACGTGGCTAAGATTGCTAAGACTCAATTCGGTGGAACAACTCCTGATACGTCAATGAATCAGGGAGGCAATGCTGATAGCACTACTCAAGCCAATGCACCGGCTATTGATTTCAGCGGTGGTCAGTTTAATCCTAATGGCCCAGGCACAGTAGAGACTTATGTGTTAGCAGGCAACGTAGCGAATGCTTTAGAAGCACGTCAAAAGATTATTGACCAATCTTACTTATAACAAATATGGCAAACTTTCCACTACTTAAAAAGTGCATCACAAGAGGAGTGAGAAATGCTTTATCTGAAATTGATAAGGCAGAGCTTGAGGATACTGAGCTCATAATAGATGAAGTGATTAACGCTATACTTTTTGAAATATCTGAAACATACGATAATGAATGACAAATTGAAATTAATTGAATACGGCTTAGGCGAAGATGATTCTAACATGGGCGTGTATGCAGTAAGTTTGGTAAGCGAGCCTGCAATAATGGTAGACTTTGTGGCGCTTAGTAAACAGAATCTAATGTTAGCACGTGTAGAAGATGGAGAAAAGCGCATGCTTTACGGACCTGCTTTAATTCCTAATCAGCCTATAGTGCGTTATGATGGTAATGGTGAGAAATACTTTATCACTTACTCTAAAGAGACCATAGAGCAAACTGCTCAAGAGTTCCTTAAGCGTAACATGCACCATAACCATACTATTCAGCATGAGATGCCTGTGAATAATCTTACAGTAGTAGAATCATGGATTAAAGCAGGTGCAGATAAAGGTGATAACTATGGCTTCGAACTTCCTGATGGTACGTGGATGATTGGTGTTAAGGTAGATGATGATGCTACATGGCAAGCTGTAAAGAATGGCGAGGTTAAAGGCTTTTCTATTGAGGGATGGTTTACACCACTAACTGAGAAGAACGTAGAAGAGAAAGACTTAGAGAAGCTATTAGCTGAATTGGCTGAGGCACTTGAAACGAATTTGTAATTTTTTCCACTAATAATTATAACACATGAACATGATTTCTGAAATTTTAGAAAAGTTCGCTCCAGCGCTTAGTAAGCATGGGGTGAAATTGTCAGTAGAAGAGACTCCTGCTGCTGAGCCTGCAAAGGTTGAGATGATGGTAGAGGGCGCTTTAGCTGATGGCACTATGATCTATTCACCAGCTGAAGTATGGGCTGAGGGAGTAGAGATATTTGTAATGGATGCAGATGGCAATCCTACACCTTTAGCCGATGGTGAGTATACACTTGACAACGGTATGGTAATCGTGGTAGCAGCTGGCATTATCGCAAGCGCTATTGAAGTACCAAAAGAGGAAGAGAAGCCTGAGGTAGAAATTACTGTTGAGCAAGAAGTGGCTGAGACTTATTCTAAGGAACAAGTAGAAGGTCTACTTAACAACATCATAGCTGAATTTGAAGCTAAGCTTAGCGCTGCTGAAGCAAAAATAGTAGAGCTTTCTAAAGCTCCTGCTGCTACAACTGTTAAGCAAGCTCGTCAAACAGCACCAGCTCAAAATGTAGACATGTCTCGTATGACATCTCAACAAAGAGCATTCACAATTTTAAGCAAATTCAAATAAACACAAACATAAAAACAAACAAAAAAAATGGCATCTAATTTATCCATTTCTTCAAGCTATGCTGGCGAGTTAGCTCTGCCATACATTAGCGCGGCAGTATTGTCAGGAGACACTATTGCTAACAACTACGTAACTGTTAAAGAGAACGTAAAGCACAAGATGGTGCTTAAGACGTTAGCTTCTACAGGAATCGTAAAAGCATGGGGTTGTGACTTCGACAACGCTGATTCTACCTTGACTTTGGCAGAGCGCGTATTGACTGTTACTGACCTTAAAGTAAATTTGGAAGTTTGTAAAAACCAATTCGCAAAAGATTGGGAAGCTGCACAAACAGGCCGCGGATTTGCTAACGATACTCTTCCTGCTAACTTCGCAGATTTCGTTATCGCTCACTTGAGTGGTAAAGTAGCTGAGAACATTGAGTACACTTTGTGGCAAGGTAACTTCGAATCTTCATCTTTCACTGCTTTCAACGGAATTTTGAAAGTGTTGGATACTGCTAAATCAGGTACTCCTGATGTTGACTTCGCTAACGCATTCACTGCTGCTAACATCGTGTCATCTTTGACTACTTTGGCTAACGCATTGCCTGCTACATTGGTTGGAGATGCTTCTGTAAAGCTTTACGTTAACCGTAAGACTGCTCAGTTCTACCGCCAAGCGTTAAGCGCTTTGGGTTACTTGCAACAGTTCAACGCTGCTTCTAACTACCCATTGATGTTCGATGGATACGAAATCTATGTATGCCCAGGTATCCCTGACAACGTAGCTTTATTCGCTAAGCCTGAGAACTTGTTTGTAGGTACTGATTTGACTTCGGATTTTAATGAAGTTAAGGTTGTAGACATGTCTGTAACTGACGGATCAGACAACATAAGAATGGTTATGAAGTTCCGCGCAGGTACTCAAGTAGCTATTCCTGCTGAGGCTATCTTAGGATTCATGAATCCATAATAATACTCCTTTGTTAAAAGAGTGGGTAAGCTAAGAGCTGCCCATTCTTTGCAAAGAATAGTTTAAAAATAACAAAAAAAATTTACACACGATATGAGCTGTCTAACTACCGCTGGATTCCAGATTCAGTGCAAAGAATCGATCGGTGGCATTAAAGCCATCTATCTTGGAGCTTACGCTACATTCGCTAACAGTGCTACCATTGACGGAACAAGTAACTTAGTTACTGCTCTTGCAACAGGAAGCGTTTACGAATTCGAATTACCTAAGCACACAGGATCATTTACCGAAGAAGCTGCTATCAGCATCGAAAATGGCACAGTGTTCTACACTCAAACTATCGTAGCTTCATTCCATGGAATGAGCGCTGCACGTGCATTACAACTTCAAAATATTGCTAAAGGCCGTAACGTATTATTCGTTCAGGACAATAACAATAACATTTGGATGTGTGGGTATAAGGATGGTGTTGAGGTTACTGCATTCACTACTACTACCGGTACTGCTAAAGGTGACATGGTAGGCTATACTGTTACCTTCACTGGAGAAGAGAAAGATAAGGCATACTTACTTGACCAAGATCCTGGAGATTCTCCATTTGCAGATTTCTCTACAGTAACTGTAGTACAAGGTACATTGTAAACTAAATTGTGCTATCTTTAAAGCATGATTTATTTACTTAAAAATACAGCAGCACAGCTCCTCTACCTTACACTAAAGGAAGGGGAGCTTTTGCTGTCTAATACATACACACATTACCTGCTTGAGCTAACCAACGAGCAGACACTTCAGAAGCTTTACGCTATCCCTACCAAAATAGCAGAGAATGATAGGTACACTACCATTCGTATTGGCACTAACGCTAATACACCAACAGCTGCAAGCCTACTAATTAACTATCCTGCAAGGTTTAGTTATATTGTTTATGGGCAAAATAGCAGCACCAACTTAGATCCTACAAACGCGGCAGTACAAGGGGTAATAGAGAAAGGATATTTGATAGTAGAAGATGTAACTACTCCTCGCTATACTGAGCCGAATTTAACAATAGATAACGACATCACATACAATGGATAATCACTCACAGCCATCAGTACCAATGTTAGTGAATCTTGGAGCAGCAATGCCTCAGGAAGCTACCGAGAAAGAAACTCCCAAAGGATGGGTAACGCTTGGCGAGGCTAACTTGTTTAGCAATTATCTCATTGATTTGTACTATGCCTCTCCTGTGCACTCTGCTCTAACCATGAGCATTTCATTTATGATTGCAGGAAAGGAAATTAAGAGTAATAATCCTGCTGCACAACGTGAGATAGATAGACTTAAGCTTAATACTATACGTAGACCTATAGCCTTAGATGCAAAGATGCAAGGCGGCTATTACTTAGAGGTAATTTGGAGCGTAGATAGAAGCACCATTGCTAAAATTAACCATCTTCCTTATGAGAATTGTAGATTAGCAGTGGCTAATGATGAGGATATTATACCTGGTATCTACTACTCAAAGGATTGGAGCGACACTCGCAAGAAGAAAAACATTCCTGTGTTCATCCCGATGTACAATCCAACAACTAAAGCAGATGAGCCATCTCAAGTGCTATTCGTTGGAGTGATGACACCTGGCAGCGCTTACTATCCTAAGCCTGATTATTACAGTGCTATTAACTACATTGAGATTACTCGCGACATTAGCGAATTTTATAGAGCATTCTTAACGAATGGAATGGCACCGAGCTACTTCCTTCACATGAACAATGGTATTCCTGATCCTGAGGAGCAGATGGCTATCCGCAGAAATTGGGAGACAATGGTTGGCGCAAAGAAAGCAGGTAAGGTAGTATTTACTTTCAACGAGTCAGCTGATAGAGCACCACGTTTAGACCTTGTGCCTATGAGTGATGCAGATAAGCAATGGCAGGAGTTAAGCGTGCAGTCAAGAGAGAACATCTTAGCAGCTCACCGAGTTACTTCACCTTTACTTTTCGGTATTCGTGATGCAGGTGGATTAGGTAGCAACGCAGATGAAATGAAGCAGGCTTACCGCATCTTCAATAGAAACATCATTGAGCCATATCAAAAGATAATTACAGATAGCCTTGAAGAGATATTTAAAGGCATGGGCATTATTGCTGATTTATACATTGAGTCTAATGATATATTCGCTGATGCGGCTGAGGCAGCGCCACAAATAGCACCTACAACTGTTGCAGATAATGCAACAACTGACACTAACGTAGCTGCACCGGTAGCACCAGCAGGAGCATCAGTAAGTGATGTTACTTACAATGGAGCTCAGATAGCAAGTGCACTTGAGATTGTAGCAGCAGTTCAGACAGGAGCATTAACTAAGGAGCAAGCTATTGTATTCTTAGTGCAGTTCCTACAACTTCCAATAGACGTAGCTACGGCAATGTTTGAGCCTTCGCAGGGAAGCGCAGTGGCTAAACTAAGCGCTCAAAAAAAAAAGATTAATTTAGAAATCCCTGAATCTTTTGAGCCTACTAACGAGATGGCCGCAGAGGCTGAGTTAGGTTTAAAGTGGCGCGAGGAATATGGCAGAGGTGGTACTGAAGTAGGAGTAGCAAGAGCACGCGACATTAGTAATAAGCGTAACCTATCTTATGAGACCATTACACGCATGTACAGCTACTTTGAAAGACACGCTGTAGATAAGGAAGCTACAGGATGGAATCAGGGAGAGGAAGGATTTCCAAGCGCAGGCAGAGTAGCATGGCAGTTATGGGGTGGTGATGCAGGGAGAGCCTGGGCTACTGCTATTTACAACAGATATAAGACTGAACTTTCTGCCGATCGACAAGAGAAGCCAATCTTCACAGAAGATGATGAGAATTGGTGGTGTGAATTCTTAGCAGATAAAGGCGAGATAGTAGATGAGAATGAGTGGGAATTAATCGAAGCTGAGCCTGTTAATCTTGCTTCAGTTCGCAGTTATGCTGATCCTGATAAGCCATCTGAAATGGATAGCGGATTGTATAAGATTCGTTATTCTTACTCCAAGAATCTAAGTGGTAATAGCCGCAAGTTCTGCCGTCAAATGGTAAGCGCAGCTAAGGCTGGAATTGTATACCGCTACGAAGATTTAACTGCAATGAGTGCAGATACAAATGACCTTAATCCTAAGATGGGCCACAATGGCTCTACCTATAGCGTATGGTTGTGGAAGGGCTCGGTCAATTGCAAACACTACTGGGAGCGTAGAGTTTATTTTCGCAAGAGAGAGAAAGGAAGATTCATTGCAGATAATGGATTAGACTCAAGTAATCCAATTTCAGTGGCTAAAGCAATCAGAGCAGGAATGCCTTTAAAAGATATAGCTAAAGACTTTGCTACAGCTAATACTCGCACGTATGACTTACCGAATAATGGCAGATATCCAGGAACAAATTAAACACTAAAAGAACATGGCAATAGCACCGGAAATATTATTCATCAACGAGGAATTTCTTAAGAAGTACACTCAGTTAAACGAAGCTGTAGACACTAACTTAATTAGACCTGCAATGTACTTGGCTCAAGATAAGTACATGACTTTGTATCTTGGAACTGACCTTACCAATAAGATTAAATCTGAGATAGAGAATGGCACTTTGAGTGGAGTCTATGAGACTTTATTAAACGAATATATCGTTAAGCCTACAGCTTGGTGGACCATGGTGGAGCTTTATCCATTCCTCATGTATAAGCACGATAACGGAAATCTTGTTACTCGCCAATCTGAAAACACTACAGCCATCACTAAGGGTGAAATGGATTCATTAGTAGAGAAGGCACGTGAGAATGCTCAGTGGTACACTCAGAGATTAGTAGATTATTTGTGCGACAATAGCAGCAGCTATCCTGAATACAGCTCTAATAACTTCCCTGACATTCATCCATTGCGCAAAGTGAATAGGCAAAGCACTATAGCTTTTAGCGAGGGTAGAAATTACGATAGCGCTTGGAGCAGATTCAACGTGAGAGATTTCACTAATTAATATACATGACAAAGGAAGAGAAAACACGAAAAGACTATGAGCGAAAGCTTAAAGTCTACCTAAGCAAACGAGATAAAGAACTAAGAAAGAATGAAAGCACCAACAATAGACGAGCTTAAGGCTCAATTCACAGAGCTTGGCTACAAGTGGCCTACTATTCATATTGTAGGCATACGCTCAAAAGCTAACGAGCCTAATAAATTTGACGATCTAATAGGCTTGGTGCAGGGCAATGAAGTTAAGTGGTACACTGGTACAACTAACCCAGGTACTTTTTGGCTCAATAATCCTATGAATAAGTTAGGCACTGCAGTTTTAAAGTGTGGGCAATACGTAGACACTTACACAATAGGGCTGCATCAGGGCAAGTACAGCGCATTAGTACAGGCTAAAAAAGTAACTGTGTTTAGAGATGCTGATAAGGATAGTATAGCTGAGGAGCAGGGCAAAGAAGATACTGGCCTATTTGGAATTAACATCCATCGCGCTAACGAATCTACTGAGTCTCGCAATATTGATAAGTGGAGCGCAGGCTGCCAAGTGTTAAACATGCCTAAGCAATATAAAGAGCTTATTCAAGCATGCATTAAGTCGAATAAAAAGGCATTTACTTACACTCTTATAAAAGAGATATGAGCAATCACCAACAACAAATAGCCGAAGGAGTAACCGGTACAATTAGCAGTATTCTGCTTAGTGTTCCAGCATGGATGTTAGATGTTGAATTTGCATTAAAGATATTTTGTCTATTACTATCAGCAGCTGCATCTATCTTCACTATCTATAAGATGAATAAAAAGCGTAGATAATGCAAGACTACGCAAAAGAATTAATACAATACGGTGCATTAGGAGTAATCTGCGTAGGTATGGGATACATGATATTTAAGTATTGGCAGGCAGATAGAGCCGAAAAGCAGAGATTGATAGAGAGATTAGAAAAGCTTAATGATGAGTTAAGAAAGAAATGAAATGGCTTAAGAGCATATTTAGTAATGAATCAGACGCGAGCTCTAAGCGAGTGGCATCTATCTTAGCTTTACTTGTATGCATCAACTTAAGTTATATCGGCACGTTCACTGAATACAAGACTCCTGAATACATGTTTGATGGCTTGCTTATTTTAGCAGGTGGAGGATTAGGATTAACAGTGATAGAATCTATCTTTGCTAAAAAGAAATCTAATGACACAACAAGCCAAGAATCAAATTAAAGGAGCAGCAGTTATAGTATTGGCAGTAACCATCTGCGCCATTATGCAAATAATGTATATCTCTATTAAGGATAGCAAGAAGGCCATTGAAGGATATGAGCGCAGAGCCGAGAGAGCAACTCACGTAATAGATTCTTTAGAAGCTACAAACGTACAGCGCATGCTTCAGATTGAGGAATTAAATCAGCAGTTAGAAAGAAATAAAGAAATCTATGAAGCAAACATTAGCGCTATTGATAGTCTTGATAAGCATGGGCTGCGTAGAGCCATGCACAATCTACTCTCAAGCCTCACTGAAGAGAGATACCCTGGTCAGCTTAACGAGTGAGCAAGTAAGAAGCCTGCTTAAGCTCAAGGCTGAGCGAGATTATTTTAAGACTCAGTTCATTACGCTATCTAAATCGGATAGCAT